CATTTGGCTCCATAAATCCATCATTCCATTAGGGCTAGGCGTTCCTGATAATAAAACAATAGATCTAATATATTTCATTACTTTTTTCAAAGCTCTAAATCTTTTTGCTCTTGCTGATTTAAAACTACTACTTTCATCTATTACAACCATATCCCATTTCCACTTACATTTTTCTATAAGCCATGGCACATTTTCTTTATTTATTAAGGTTATAGTTTTATTTGAATTAATAGCAGATAATCTTTCATCTACTGATCCTGTAGCAATTGCGATATCAAGCTCTTGTAAATGTTCCCATTTTTGTGCTTCTTTATGCCATACATTATTTGCAACTTTCAATGGCGCAATAATTAATATTCTTTCTACAGAAAAATTATAATATAGATCATGAATAGCAGTAAGAGTTGTTGTAGTTTTACCGAGACCCATATCTAAAAATAAAGCACATTTCTTTTTATTTAATACTACATTTAAAGCAGAATTTTGGTAATGATGTAAATTTTCTCTTTTAAGCATTATTCTTCCATATTATTAAAAAGTACTATCCCTTCACCTACATTGTCAATTACATAGGTAGGAATATATTGATCTTGTAATTTATTTATAGTTTTTTGTTGTAGTTTAGTCGGTTTTTTACCTTTAGCTTTAAATTCAATAATAATAATTTTACCGTCTTTAAAGAAAATTCTATCAGGAACAGAACGGTTACCTGGACTAACCCACTTATAACATAACCATCCTAAATATTTAGCATGGTTACAAACTTTAGTTTCAATCTCTGATTCTCTCATAAATAATGTCTACATTTAATTTTTTAAGCATATCTATTCCAGATGTGTCAGCATATTCATCAGAATAAATAACTGTTTTACAAGATGTATTTGCGATCAATTTAGCACAAACAATGCAAGGAGATGTTGTAATATAAATTGTGTCAATATCCATTACATTATCACATTGGAGCAAAGCATTTTGTTCTGCATGTGTTGCCATACATGAATTTAAGCCTTGAGATGATTTTTGTTTTTCACCTCCACAAGGTTTATCTATACAATGCTGGAAATTTTTTGGAACACCGTTATATCCTGTTGCTTTTATATGCCCATGTTTATTTATAATAACGCAGCCAACAGAACGCCTTGGACAAGTTGATCTAGTAGCAACTAATCTTGCTATTTTTAAGAAATATTGATTTTTTGATTCTCTTTGCATTATTTTATAATTTTAAGATTATATTTTTAAACATTTTAATTATAAAGCCTTATTTTTTAAAAGTAAAATAAATTTTAGTTATTGTAAATTAATTGTCTATATTCTTCTACAGTTAAATTATTTTCTTTTAAAATTTTATCGTCCGAAGGATGTTCAGGTTTATTGAAAGTGTCAATAAGGCCTAACTCTAACATCTTTTTTTGTCTTCCAAAAGGATGGTCAATTATATTGCTACTATTCCAGGTTGAATCTAAACAAAGATGGTCATAATCTGATCCTGGTTTAATATAATTTTCAATCCATCGTATAAAATCGCAAGCAATATCTTCAGAATTATATGGAACTGCTCCTGTGTCATTATAAATTTTATCTGTTAAAGCATCAAGAAAATCTAATTGCTTCATTCCTTTAGGCCTTTCTGCTAAATAGTTTAAACATTCTATTGCATTTTTACCATAAAAGAAATGTGATTCTCTATTTATAAATCTAGGAAAAAAATCCGCAATGTCAGCCAAAGTTGCAGCATATTGGAATCTAAATACTTTAAAACCTCTTGCTTTATTGAATCTTTCTAAAAATCCCATTAATGTTCTGAAATTTTTAGCTGATCCAGTTTGTAAATAATTAGCAAAATCTTTACATAATCCTGGTAAATGTTCACACATAAAATAATCTCCTCCTAATTTATAATCTCCTTGAGCTTTAGGAAAAGGTGCTATTTGATAGCCTACGCTTGTAAATTTAGGTCCTTTAAATTCTTTTATTACTTTAACCATATCTTCTACAGAATCACAAGTATGGAAATGTAAAAGAATAGAATTATAATAACCAGATGGATTTTTAGCATAATTAATACCTGATCCTGTAAGTCTATGAACAAAAAAGACAAATAACCATTCAGGCAAATCCCATAATTCTGTGTGAAATTTATCAACTATTTCTTTTCTCCATTTAGGCATTTTTGCTTTATATGGGTGAGTTTCATAATCATGCCATATATCTAAGACTAATTGAGTAAAACCTGCATATTTTCTTGCACATACATCATAAAGATAAACATTCTTTATTAGATCATCATCCCATGGAGTTTCTTTATATGGAACTAATCCTAAATTACAATTTTCATGCTGCCATTTAGAAATTTTAGCATAATAAATAAATTCTTCGTAATATTTTGTTGTCTGTAAATTATGCATAGTCAAAAGCTGATTGATCTCCCCATTCTCTAACTCCATCAATATCTTTCCAATTAGATATTTCTGAAAGTCTATTTTCTATTTGTTTATCTGATCCTACGTTTATAAATATAGCACCAGGTTTTCCTTCATCAATAAATCTTTTATATGCTTTTGCATCATAAGTAGTTGTAGTATTAAACTCGGGCATATATTCTGATTTTTGATAAAAAGATCTATGGTAAGATACTACATCAGCATTTCCTTTTTCTCCATCTTTAATATTTCTTGCTACAGCAACGCCTTTAGCATCAGCATTAGGCCAACCTATTTGTAAAGCTCTTATCATAGTTCCTGTTGAAACTGCGCAATAAAATTCTGTAGGTTCACCATAAATTAATCTATGATTTTCACACATATTTATTAATCCTGCAGTAACTTCAGGAGTATTTGCTAACCCGAAAGGTAAAGCAATAGCATTAAATTTTTCTGCCCAATCACGAATCCAAGAATTTAAACAAGGCATAGCTGGAATCTTAACGAATCTTAAATCACAATTCTTATAAGCTAAAACAACAGCTTGATGAGGCGTTACTTGTTTTGATGCTGCTGCAAAGAATACTGTCTTTTTATTATATATTTCTGAAAGCATTGCAATAGCTTCAGCAGCATGTCCTACTCTTGGAGCAGCATAACCTAATAAATTTGATCCCATTTCAGCAATAAACTTTTCTGCCCCATAGGCTTTTAATCCACATGGCCCTTTAGCAAAGTCTAAAATAAAAATATCATCTCTTTCAGGAGATGGATAAAATTCAGGCATAGGAAGTTTTGATTTAAACTCCCCATATAAATTCAAATAATATTCTCTACATTCTCCGAATTGTATATTATGGAAAAGTTGATCTTTATTTTTATTTGATTCAGTTATTTCATACATTTTAATTCCAATTATAAATTGATCGATAATATTTAGGAGCTATGTGCACAGATGAGTGTAATTCCATTATTTCTTTTGCATATTCATCTCCTGGCATTGTATACCATTCTTTAGGTGGTTCTATAAGATCAAAGTCAAAACAATAATCGTTAAGATATTTTATAAAGTCAAATGTAAATTTTAATCTTTCCCATCTTGCTCCATAAAAATTTTGTCCTTCGAATTGTCCTGTTTTAGGTAGTTTTCTTAATTCGTGTTCTATAGGAACAGGAGCACAAACTTTTATAGGGATGTTATAAAAATTTTGCCATTTAATTATTTCTTTGGCATATAGATCAGCAAATTCTTTTGCAGTAAATGTTTTTAATCTTAATAAATGAAACCTTATATCAATTGATCCTAAACATAATGTTATTTCTTTAATCTTTTTAGGTTTATTTTGGTAATTTAAAAATGAATCTAGTCCTGATTTACAAATTACACTATATAATGTTTTTCCATTTAATCTTGTTATTGCTTGATCTTTAGTTGAAAATGCTAGCGTGTGACTATCACCTATGATCCATTTATCTAAGTCAAGCGATTCCATTGGAAGATATTTTGCTTTATTCAATATCTTTTCAAATTTTTCTAAGAAGTCAAAATCAACCATTTCTGAAGTTGTTTTTGCACCGATTCGTTTTTCTATTTGAGAAATATAATTACAATCTTTTATTTTCCAATCTAAAGAAAATAATTTAGCTTCATTATCTACTGCTTCCATTAAATTATAACAATTTGAAACTATATCATCATTGAATCCTCCAAATAAGTTCAAAGATCCATGAAAATTAACCCCATGGTCAATATAAATGTTTTCATAGTCTAATAAATCAGTTTCTTTTCTTGCTATGTCAGCATCTAGCCTTTGTGCCCACATCATAGCCCATCCTCTAATATGGCTTTTTTCTGATTTAGGAATTGGAGTAAAAGGATTGTAAATTACAGATTTTTTCATTTTATTTTTGTTTTATTTTCTTTTTCTAAAATTTTAATTATTTTATTTGCAGAATCTTTAGATATAGAAATAGTAATATTAGAAGTTTCATTAATAATATTTGCTTTTATTTCTTCTTTAAATTCAGAAATAAATCCCATACCATTAGTTTTTTCTACAAATATATTTATATTGTTATATTTTATCATTTTATTAGATCAAAATGTCTAGGGTAAATATGAAGAGTTGCAGCATTCCAAAATAAATGCCCAAAACGCAAATGTTTATAAGTCTTCTTTAATTGTTTATATGCTAAGTCATGAACAAAATGATGCCAATAAGAATCGTTCTTATAACCAAATATTGCATCATTACTTCTCATATAAACATGATAATAAAGATAATCGTTTCTTATCATTAATTGAACACTATATGTGCACATAAAATCATTCATACCATCTCTTACAGCATCTGCATGCATAGATGGACGAATATAAATCATGGTTGCTTGTCTTGATAATTTACCATTTTCTAATTTAGCTATGGCATTTTCAAATTGACTTCCATTCTCTTCTGAAAATATACACCAACCGTAATTTGAGTTTATCCAACCATCTTTTGTTGCAACTTCTTTCCATATAGAAGGGATTTTGCCTTCTATATCATTTACATTTCTACTTTGACTTAAATACCATTTTACTTCTGATTTAGCGTATTTTTCATTTAACTCTCCAAATATTACTAAATCATTAGAAATAAATGAAGCATTTAATATCTCATAAGTTCCATTATCAGAAAGTAATTTATTTTCTTTAAGTCTTATAAATTCTTTTCTTATATGTTCTACATTATATCGTTCCATTATCCTAAAAATCTTTTTGTTATATTGCCTCTATTATCATATTGTATTTGATTTTCAGTAAAAAATTTTTTACCTTTTTCCGTTAAATATTTGCTATCTAATTTATCAAAATATTCTAATATTTTTTCTTTATCTTTTAAAAACCCTTCTAAAAGTTTTGCATAACCAATTATATCATGAATATTATCAATATAATTAGGATCACCACAAACGCATCTTGCTATCTTATGAAATATCATGTGGAAAGCTTCAATGTGTTCTTCTTCTAATAAATCATAATTAGGTGCCTGTTTTAACACATTGCAAAGTCGTTGTGTTATTTTAGCATTATGTTCAAAAGATCCATATCTAGATCCTCTTTCTTTTAACGTTTTATCTATTTTATTTGTCATTTTCAATTTTAATATAGTTAATAAGAGTTAAAGAATCAGCTGAAGCTTCTTTTTTAAATTCTTGCTCAATCTCTCTGATTTGATATTGAGATAATAAAGATTTATCTGTATAAATAAAAGAATTACCGTAACCGATTAAATTTTTCTTAGAATAAACATAACTTATAAAAAATTTATTCTTTTTTATATTAGTCATAATTTTATTTAGTTTAGTTTATTTTCAGAGATTAATTTTTCTATTGGATCATTCATAAATTCGAATAATGTCATTTGTTTAGGTCTATCTTCAACTAAATCACTCAAGTCAGGAGCAGTCCAACCTTTAGGCTTAACTAAATCTAATTGGAATGATCCACGTTTTTGATTTTGCCCTATTTCTTTTTGACAATTAGCAATCATAACTCTTTCAAAAGCTTCTTCAAAAACTTCAAGCATACCTTGTCTTTCAGCAGTTCCGAAAGCAAATACAACAAGATCAACTAAAGCATCTAATTGATCTTCTTTAGTTTCAGCTTCTTTGTATTCGTCCAATTCTTCTTGCATTGCACAAATTCTAAACTTCTTTTCTTCATCAGAAAATTTTACTTTTTCCGAAGTTATACCAAATTTGGTATGCATTTCTTTAACTAATTTTAGCATTGTATTCATTTTAAATTATATTTCAATTAATAAGTCTTTATAAAGCTCTCTCGCATCTTCTTCGTTAACTACTTTTTGAAGATCTCTTTTACGAAGTTTAATAACTTCTTTCATAGCTTTAACATCGTAACCTGCATTTCCTGCAGCTTCAAACGCTTCTCTAATTTCTAAAAGAATATCGTCTTTTTCAGAAATTTTCTTTTCAATATGTTCGACCCTATTTTTAAGATCTTGTTTAGTTTCATTTGTAATTGTGTTATTTATCATTTTATTTTAGATTAAAGGTTAATAATTTATATATTATAAAACATAATTTTTTATTTGTAAACTATATTTTAGTAAAATTTTAAATTATAATTCAGTAATTCCAAGATCGTCTAAAATCGACATTGATTCTTCAATATATCGATCATAGTCAATATCTTTTGGAAATTCACAATTCAAATCCATAATTGGCCTAGATCCTTCAGATTTTGCCACTTTAGGAAATGTTCCTGTTTTATTAGGCTTTTTGTATTTAATAACGTCTCCGTTAGTTGAATAAATCCACCTTACGACGCGACCTAAATATGTGTCTTTATAAGTTGCTCCTCCCGTTACACTCCTTACATGCAAGAATTCTTTTAAATCTTTACAATTTCTGATAGTTTCAGAAATAGGAATATTATCAACTAAAAGTTTTATTACTGCATTTATAATAATTGTTGCTTGAGGATTTTTTTGAAGTGAATCAAGAGTAAATATACCTTTTCCTTTATAGCCATAATCAGTTATTGCTAAATAATTATTAACATCTCTTGAGTAAAGCGCTTTATATCTAGTTTCTTCTAAAACAAAACCTGTAGTTAGTTCCCAATCAAAACAAATAGAATCATATCTTTCATATTGCTCTTTAGTTAATAATGACACAAACCCATCTGTATTAGATGAAATTACTGAAATATCATTATTTTCTAATTCTTCAATAAGCATTAACAAAGAAAGTTGCCCCGTTAATGTTACAGCAATCATTAAGTCAGGTGAGTATAAAGCTGAGTATTTACTTCCTAATTTACCAAATGATCCATTAATAACAATCTTTAATGATTCATTTACTATCTTATTACCTTCTTTTTTAGCTTTAAGCCTTTCCTCTACAATTTCTTTATATACGTCTAAAAAAGGTGTTCCTAAATGTCTTGGATAAAGTTTTTGATTTAAAATAATAGATGGATAATAAGACGCAACATCTTTATCTATTAAAAATTGATGTTCTGTTGGTATTATAGCTTGTTTCTTTTCTGTTGAGTGAATACCACCTATTCCTAATTGATAAATAGAATTTCCTAATTCTATTTTAGCATTTTTTAAAACTGAAGGTAATTTAATTGATCCTTTACCATCTAATTCAAAATCATTTGTTTTAATTATTTCTAATATATCTTTTAATTGTTTTGATTTAAATGAAATAAAATCAGGAACTTCATATTTAAAAGTTTTTCCATTAGGTATTTTAGGAGTTTTACAATATATTCTTTTCTTTGTTAATTCTGATTTAATAACAACTTCTGCTATTTGTGCATCTGATTTAGAAAGT